CATCTCATATGAGAGTTTATGTGGATGTCAAATAATGTTTGGAGAACAAATCCTAATATGTTAGTTCCTTACTATCTCATGCACTCATATTTATATTATGTTATGAATGAACCTATCATTGAGGACATAAAATATGATGAGATATGTAGGGAACTGAAGGAGAAGTGGGATAGTGTAGAACATTATCACAAACACTTAATAGATAAGCAATCATTAGATGCAGGAACAGGTTATCAGTTAGAGTATAACAAACGTATTGAGCATGGTGCACTTGCATTGCTCAACAAAAGTAAGGAGAAGTAATGTATTATGAACCTATCGTAGATTATTGGACAGTAGATGTATGCACTCCCAATGGTAAATCTTTTTATGCAAAGAGATGTACTTGGAAGTTTGAATATGAACAAGGATATGACCCATCAGAGTATGTACATTCTATATGGAATCGGTATTGTATATCATTAGGAGATGGAAAATATGTGCATGATAGAAGTAGTCAGCACTATTTGTTTACGAACTACGTGAAAGTAGATGACAAAGAAATGTATGACAATTTAAATTTAGAAAGGTTATTACCCGATGGTTTCGTTACAACATTTAGTAGATAAGTATTATTTATCTAATGATTTCAATAGCTTAGTTGATAAAACTAAAGTTGATTATCAGTATTGTGCAAGGGTTTTGTTAGAGACAAAAGTTGATGGCAAAACTTTGGCAGCCTTGAACCTTACGAAATTGTCAGGTGCGATAGCACGCAGAGCATACGAGGTATGGCTTGGGCGTGGCGTGTACTTGGCTAACGCTGTTACATCAGTAGCACGTAAGGTTTATTCGTATGGAATGGAGATGGGATACGCTGAAAGCAACCCTTTCTCCACTTTCAAACGTAAATCTACACATGTTAGACGTACTGTGTGGACACAGGAACAAGTGATACAGTTTTTAGATGTAGCTTATAGTGATTTTAAGTACAGAAATGTAGGTTTGATAGTGCAAATGGCATATGAATGGTGTCAACGTATAGGAGATATGCGATTATTGCAGTTCTCAAGTATAGATTTTGATAAAAGTGTGCTAAATTTGCAACAGTCCAAGAGAAGAAGTGTAGTACACCTACCAATTTCACTTGACTTATTAGAAATGTTAGTTCAGCAGAAGGAAGAATATGGTTTTCAACCCTATGTGACCCCACATTATCGACCTGTACGTGGAGAATACAAGCCTTATACCCTAGTAAGACTGTCAAAAGTAGGCAGAAGACTGATGGACATGGCTAAATTACCTAGTGACTTACGTATGATGGACTTAAGAAGGACAGGTACAACAGAAATGGTGGAAGCAGGAGTACCAATGGGTCAAATTATGTCTGTCACAGGGCATGCTAACCCTCAATCTGTTAAACCTTACATGAAAAATACGTATGAATCCGCAAATAATGCATTGACACTACGTAAAACCCATGGTATAAGCAAGTAAATGCCGACAAGGAAAGTGATATATAATGTATAATATGAATGAAATAATAAAAGAGTTAGATGTACCTAATGGTATGACAAAAAGAATCAACTGTCCTGTCTGTAAAGGATACAAAACATTTACTGTAACAAACAACAAAGGTAAAGTGATTTGGAATTGTTATAAAGCTACATGTGAGACTAAAGGTGGACACAGAGTACACCTGTCAGTACAAGACATACGTGATGCTATCACACCTGATGTGACAGACACAGGTATAATTGAGTTTACTTTACCTGACTTCATAGTATCACATGGATTTAGAAAAGAGGTTATGAACTTCTGCGAACTATGGGAGTTAGATGCAGATGAACTTGACCTTCACTATGATGTTAAAGAGAAACGTGTCGTGTTCTTAGTCAAGGATAACGGAGTTATTGTGGATGCAGTTGGCAGGTCAATAGCTAATAGGTTACCTAAGTGGAAACGATACGGAAAGAATAGTCTGCCTTACACATACGGATGTGGCAAGGTAGCAGTAGTTGTTGAGGATTGTGTGAGTGCTTCAGTTGTAGGCAATGATGTATATGTTGGGTTAGCTGTGTTGGGTACGTCATTATCAGAATCACATAAGGAGTATCTCTCACGATTCTCAACAGCAATTATAGCACTAGACCCTGATGCATTGCCAAAAACACTAGCCTTTGCAAAAGAGTTACGAGGATATGTTAATGATATTAAAGTACTTAGATTGACAGACGATTTAAAATATAGAAACAAAGAAGACATGGAGAAGTTACTATGCCTTACATAAAATGGGATAACAACAAATCTGATGATGATATGTGTCCTAAATGTTATGAAAAAGATATGAAGAAAGTAGGAAAGAACAGAAGGTTTTGCAGGGCTTGCGAAACTAAATTTTTAAACCCCAACAGAAAAAGGAGACCAACAAAATGGAACTATCGTTAATAAGAAGTCTGATGGACAAAACATTTTATGATGACCACAGAGGAGCTAAATGTCCTGACAGATTATTTAGTAAAGATGTACGACAGATAAAGAGTGCCATAGATAAAGCTATGGACACGTATGAAAGAACAGTAACACCTGATGAGATTGAAGCATTGTTTATGTCTAACAATCCATCTATGACTACTGCACAGAAACAAGCATACTCTAGTTTGTTTCGTCAAATAAAGAAGGAGCAACCACTTGGTAGTGACATTGCACAAGAGGTGCTATCCAAGTTGTTTCAACAAGTTGTTGGCGAGGACATTGCTAACTTAGGTTTTGATTATGTGAATGGTGCTAAGTCCTCACTTGAACCTCTACGTAATATACTTGAACACTATGGAGATGACTTCACACCTAACTTAAATATTGAGTGGGATGACATTGACTTAGATACTCTACTAGCCAAGAATGATTTGGAAGCTAGGTGGACATTCAACATACCTAGTCTTACACGTAAGGTAGAGGGTGTGAATGCAGGACACTTGATTGAGATAGGTGCTAGACCTAACACAGGTAAGACATCCTTTCATGCTAGTCTTATTGCTAGTCCAAATGGTTTTGCACATCAAGGTGCTAACTGTATCATACTGTGTAACGAAGAAGGTTATCACAGGGTAGGTGCTAGGTACTTGACTGCATCGACAGGTATGGAAATGAAAGAGATAAAAGCTAATCCTGCCAAGGCACGTGACTTGTATGCACCTGTCAAAGATAGAATCAAGATTAAGGATGCGACAGGTAGAGACATGGCATGGGTAGAGAGTGTGTGTAAGGCATACAAACCTGATGTGGTACTCTTGGATATGGGCGATAAGTTTGCACGTACAGGTGGCTTTGCTAGACAGGATGAAGCACTCAAAGCAAATGCAGTACATGCTAGACAGATAGCTAAACAACATGAGTGTGCAGTCTTCTACATGTCACAGTTATCTGCTGAAGCTGAAGGTAAGGTTATACTTAACCAAGCTATGATGGAAGGGTCACGTACAGGCAAGGCTGCGGAAGCTGACTTAATGATTCTGATTGCTAAGAACCCACAGGTAGAAGGGCAAGATGAAGAAGATACACAAAGACATTTGAATGTAGTTAAAAATAAGTTGACAGGTTGGCATGGTAGTGTACACTGTGAATTGAATTATAGAACAGCGAGGTACGAAGCATGAAGCTAACTCTAGATGTAGAGAATACTGTAACACATAGAGATGGTAAGTTACACCTAGACCCATTCGAGACAGACAATAAACTAGTCATGGTTGGTTGTTTGACAGATACAGGTAAGGAGTATTTATTCAGAGATAACTATGATGGATTACAGGAGCTACTCAATGAAGCTACCATTCTCATTGGACACAACATTGTGCATGACTTGATGTGGATATGGGAATGTGGATTCAAATATGATGGCTCTGTATTTGATACAATGTTAGGTGAGTATGTATTACAACGTGGACAGAAACAACCACTATCTCTTGAAGCATGTGCAGAAAGATATAACTTGAATACTAAGAAACAAGATACATTGAAAGAGTACTTCAAGAAAGGTCTTGGTGTAGATGAGATACCCGCTGATGAATTATCAGAGTATCTATCTGCTGACTTACATGCTACACAAGAGTTAAGTAATGAGATATATAAAAAGCTAAACTCTACTGAGTATGGTGGGCTAATGACTACTGTAGTCTTAACAAATAGAGTAGCTGTTACACTAGCTAGGATATATCAAAGAGGATTTAATGTAGACATAACTGCATTGGATGGTGTTAGAAAAGAGTTTGAACAGGAACGAAAAGACTTGAGAGTATCTTTGAATGAGCAAGTAAGTAAACTCATGGGAGACATACGTATCAATCTCAATAGTCCTGAACAACTATCTTGGGTTATCTATAGTAGAAAGCCACATGATAAAGCTATGTGGGCAAATAACTTTGAGCCATACATGAGTGACTCAATGTTTCGTACAAATATTAAACAACACTCTAAAGTTCTGTACAAGCAACGTGCATCTACTTGCGTTGAGTGTAATGGATGGGGAGAAATTAGAAAGGTAAAGAAAGATGGAACACCTTATGCCAACCCTACCAAATGTAAGAATTGTAATGGGGATGCTCATACTTTTACTGATATTGTGGACAGTGTGGCGGGATTAAAGTTTAATGCACCTAATCCTAAATGGATAAGTGCTAATGGGTTCTCAACTAGTAAGACACAACTAGAGTTACTAGAAGGTGTAGCAAGACAACGTGGCATGAAAGAAGCTGAGAAGTTCTTACATGATGTACGTAGATTGAGTGCAGTTGAGACATACTTATCATCATTCGTTGATGGTATTAACACATACCTAAAGCCTGATGGAAAGCTTCATGTGAGATTGTTACAACACAGAACTTCAACAGGTAGGTTTAGTGGTGCAGACCCTAACATGCAGAACATGCCTAGAGGTGGTACGTTTCCTGTGAAGAAGGTGTTCGTGTCACGTTGGAAAGGTGGCAAGATACTTGAAGCTGACTTTGCACAGTTAGAGTTTAGAGTGTCTGCTTATTTATCACAAGATGAGGTAGCTATAAATGAAGTTTCTACAGGGTTCGATGTTCACTCATATACGTCTAAAGTTATTACAGATGCGGGTCAACCTACTACTCGCCAAGATGCGAAGGCACATACGTTTGCACCTTTATATGGAGCAACAGGATTTGGAAGAACTAAAGCGGAAGCTGAATACTACTCACACTTCACAGAGAAGTACACAGGAATCAAGTCATGGCACACCCGATTGGCTAAAGAAGCTGTGACTACAGGTATAATAAGAACACCATCAGGTAGAGAGTTTTCTTTTCCTGATGTAAAGAGAAGAAGGAATGGGAGTGTATCACACTTCACACAGATAAAGAACTATCCTGTGCAGTCATTTGCTACTGCTGATATAGTTCCCTTAATTCTTCTTAAGATAGATGAGTTATTACAGACTATGCAAAGTTGTGTAGTCAACAGTGTACATGACTCCATTGTAATCGACACTCATCCTGATGAGGAAACACAGGTGCTAGATATTATAAAGCATGTCAACTCACAGATGAATGGTTTGATTGAAAAACATTTTGGTATAGAGTTTAATGTACCATTATTATTAGAAGCAAAAATAGGTGATAATTGGCTTGACACTAAAGATGTTAGCTGATATAACTATAAGACTTTAACAAAGAGAAAGGAAATATATATGACAAATGAAGTAATAACAATTGATAAGGACAACTATTCAGCGATGGCTAAAGTCATGGGCATGTCAGGTGAAAGCACTTCTGAAAAGAAGCAAGTGAGTACTCTAGCAAGGCTACGAATTAACCATACTCCTATCATGGGAGAAGAAGAGGTTAAGGGTAAGATGACTAAAGTAGAAGTAGTTGAAGGTGGTACTTACAAACTTGAGATACCTGATGGGGATACTTACTTTGCTACTTCAGCTAAGATAAGACCATACCTACAAAGATTCATGTACAAAAGATTCGTCATGGGTGTAGGAGATAAACCTAATCGCTACATTAAGACTATCATGGGAGACAATCTCAATATAGATTTAAAGGATAACGATGGTGGGTTTAACTGTGGTAAACCTTCAGGTTGGATTAAAGATTTTAAAGCTTTACCTGAGAAGATGCAGGATTTAATCAGACAGATTAAAAGAGTACGTGCAGTCTTTGGTACAATAGACTTAATTAATCCAACTGATAATGCAGGTAATCCTGTAGAGGTAGGCACACTACCTTTCATTTGGGAAGTAGAGAATAAAGATGCATTCAAAACTGTTGGTGCTATCTTTAGTCAACTAGCCAAGATGAAAAGATTACCTGTACAACATACAGTTACAGCTAATACAGAAGAGAGAAAGTTACCTAATGGTAATAGCTTCTACTTACCTGTCACATCCCTTGATGTTACATCTGTGTTAGAGTTAACTGACGAAGAGCAGAAGAGATTCGGTGACTTCGTAACTTGGGTGCAGAATTACAATGAGTATATATTAAATGCTTGGAGTGAAAATGCAAACAAGGATATAAGAGAAGATGATATGGATACAGTCGAAGACTTTGTAGACATTGATTCAGAAGACGTAGCATAATGAACCATCCCGCTGAACTCGCAGTGCATCAATATATGACTGATGCTGTAAATGGTAAGTCTGCTATGTCTGAAGAAGTAATTCAACAGGTAGGCAATGACGTTATGGATGCCCTGCGAAAGCAGTTTGGTGGGGATAATAAAAGGGGTGACTTTACTTTACGTATGTCTAACTTAGGTAGACCTACTTGTCAATTGTGGTTTGAAAAGAATAAACCTGAAGTTGCTTCAGCTAAACCAAATAACTTTATGATGAACATGATGTTAGGAGATATAGTTGAAGCAGTCTTCAAGGGTATACTTAAAAGTGCAGGTGTCAAGTATGAAGAACCTGAGACTGTATCACTAGATGTAGGAGACACGAAGGTATCAGGCACGTATGACTTAGTTATAGATGGTGCAGTTGATGATGTTAAGTCTGCATCTGCATGGTCATACGATAATAAGTTTGAGTCCTTTGAAACATTAAGTGATGGTGACCCCTTTGGTTATGTTAGTCAGCTAATTGGTTATGCAAAAGCTTCCAAGAAAAAGATTGGTGGTTGGTGGGTAATCAATAAAGCTAATGGTGCATTTAAATATGTGTCAGCACAAAATGCTGATGTTGAAAAAGAAATGCAGAAGATTGAAGCAACAGTTAAAACTGTACAAGAGAATAAGTTTGAACGATGCTTTGAACCTGTAGAGGAAACATTTAGGGGTAAGCCTACAGGTAATAAGATACTTGGAACAAGTTGCAGTTTCTGTAGCTACAAGTATTCTTGTTGGGAAAACTTGAAGGACTTACCTTCAGTAATGTCTAAGGCACAGTTCCCTAAAGTTGTGTCTTATGTTGAATTAGGAAAGGAGTATAATAATAATGAGCAAGTCAGTTGAAGAACTTAAATCTGAAATAGATGAGATGGAAAAGCAATTAGCGGAAGCTAAAAAAGCATATCGTGAAATGCGTACAGCAGGTTTGCGTGATGCTATTGAAGCTAGAAAAGCAGCAGATGAAGCAGTAAAAGAAGAACTAAAGAACTTAGGTTATTCTAATACATATTCATATAGCAATCCATTTATATCTTGGCGAAACTTTTAATGCCGCCTCATAGCATTAGAAGAGAAGCTATAAAATATGGGTATAGGAGTGGGTTAGAACATGCCCTCTCCTTATACTTGAAGGAACATAAGTACAAGTATGCTTATGAATCCATTAAGATAGAGTGGGAAGACTTAACTTATCGCACCTATACCCCTGACTTTATATTAAACAATGGTATAATAATAGAAACTAAGGGAAGGTTCTTAGCATCAGACAGAAAGAAACATTTATGTATACAGAAACAACATCCTAATCTAGACATACGATTTGTATTCACAAACAGTAGAAGTAAACTAAGCAAGGGTGCGAAGTCAACATATGCACAGTGGTGTATGAAACATGGCTTTAGATACTATGACAGGATTATTCCTGAAGAATGGTTAAAAGAGAAGGGTAAGAATAAGCACCCTACCTTCATAAAGTTTAAGGGTACAAAGATAAAAAGGAGATAGATTATGGATAAGACACCTAGAAAGAAACGAAGGATAAGAGCAAGACTTCTACGAAAAGATTTTATTATACGAGTAAGACCTATGCTCAATAAAAAGCATGAATGGAATGGTGCTGTCGATATAGGTATAATAACAGACCCTGATAATAAGATGAACGATGAAGACTATTATCAAGTATTACATTTGTGTAAGATGATGTGTGCCATAGTTCCTTTGACAGAAGACGACAACGAACTTCGAGATGACATAAATGATTTTATTGAAAATGTTGTTGACAAAGAATACCACGATATGATAAAAGAAAAGAACAAACCAAAAGCTAACATAGTGGGTGTCAAAGATAATGTTATACACATAACTATTAATTCAGACACTGAAGGCAACGCATAATGGAAAGGTATACAGAATATATGGCAAGAAAACTTAAAGAAGTAGAACACACAAAACAGGACATGGTTAATAGTCCTATCCATTATAACAAAGCAGGTATTGAAACCATCGATGCCTTAGAAGCTATGTTAGTGGATGGGTTTGATTATTACTTACAAGGTAACATAGTTAAGTACCTATGGAGATTTAGATATAAGAATGGTGTAGAAGACTTAAGGAAAGCACAGTGGTATCTGAATAAACTTATTGAGGTCTATGATGATAAGAGTTAAAGTATTTCTTACACTAGAGGTAGACCCTGAAGAGTACCCTGTACCTGCTGATGAAAATGTAGGAATAGAAATAGAAGAAGGCATACAAGAATACTTCTATGATGTAGAAGGAATTAAGATTAAGAACATAAAAACAATAACGGAGTAATGAACATGATACAAAACTATTTACCAACAGACTACCAAAACTTCATAGCACTCTCTCGCTATGCTAGGTAGAAGGATGACGAACAAAGAAGAGAGAATTGGGGTGAGACTGTAGACAGATATTTTGATTACATGTCTGACCACCTTAAGAAGAACCATTCGTACACTA